GGCTATGAGTTTGCATTATTCGAGTTTCGTTCTTTTCAAAAAGAGGTAACTAATCAATGATGAAAGCAGGCCAGGTAAAAGTGTGGCTCGATCAAGGCCCCGCCATTTTATTGGAACAATGCGACGTTGAAGGTGAATCTATCGCTCTCGATGAGGTAGATGATGTGGTGCCCACCACCGAAAAAGGATGGGTGATTCACTTGCTGCGGACTGGTGAAATGCTCACAGTCCATGAAGAAACACTACATAATGGAGAACGTGATGTTAAATAGTGGCCTCAGCATGTCGCGTGTTTGGGCGATGCCCAACAGTCAAACATTTACCATAAAGCCGGTTAAAGAGTTGATTGAAAAGAATCTAACCAATGGAACATGGGCTGATCCGTTTGTTCGCAACAGTATCTTCAAGGATCAAATGTCATTCACCAATGATCTGAATCCAGACTTTGATGCCACGCACCATATGGATGCGTTAGAGTTTCTCAAGACTTTTGATAGCGAAAGTCTTGATGGTGTTCTGTTTGATCCGCCTTATAGTCCACGCCAGATTGCTGAGTGTTATCAAGGTGTCGGCCGTCGCACCACCATGCAAGATACTCAGGCATCTTTTTGGGGAAATCTAAAAAAAGAAATAGGCAGGATTATAAAGCCCGGAGGTCATGTTATAACTTGCGGCTGGAACAGTGGCGGCTGCGGTAAGTCAAACGGATTTGAATTGATTGAGGTGTTATTGGTACCACATGGCGGGTGGCATAACGATACCATTGTAACAGTGGAGAGAAAAAATGTCTGATTATGAAGCGATTGGTATTGCCGAAGGTTTTGTATCGCACGATCGCCCCGAGCAATATTATGAAGCATGGCAACATTTGATCAATACCGGTTTAGCTTGGAGACTTCAAGGTTGGTTTGGGAGACACGCGATGCTTTTGATTGAAGAAGGTTTGTGCAAACCGCCGCAATCTGCACCGTTGGAGGTTACAGATGATTAGACGTATCCATGTTAATCAACATAAAATACGCTCAAACGCCAAGAGCGGCGAAAGAGAGCCAGTAATCACTGTGAAAACCTACAAGAGCAATGATTATTGCACAACCGCTGAGATAAAAGGACCGTCAAAGGTCATATATTCACCAGACAAGCCACTTCCATGCGGCGCTAAAGTTTGGATCGAAACCGATTCAGAGGTAATCTGTATCGCATAGGGTCAATAGCTCAATCAGGCAGAGCAACAGGCTTTTAACCTGTAGGTTCCGGGTTCGATTCCCGGTTGACCCACCATTTTTACATAGGGCTCTTAGTTCAGTTGGTTAGAGCACCCCGCTCATAACGGGATAGTCCTCGGTTCGAGTCCGAGAGAGCCCACCACACACAACGGCAATAAACATGGACGACAAAAAAGATATTTTATGGAACGCGCAAGTTTCTTCTATGAGAAGTATGCAAGATGGTATAAAATTATTGAAAGATTGCTTGAAAAATCTTGAAAGCAAGGTAGAAAACGAAGGTCTGTCTGGAAACTACAGTGTTCATCACGATTCTCTAAGGTATGCACAAAAGATTTGGTCTGCATGCTTGAGGCTCAATGAACTTAAAAAATTACAATACGAACTCGAAGGTCGAGATCAGTTTGGAATGTTAAAAAAAGAAACTAAGGAGTAATAAATGGCATCCCCCAAAAATCACAAACATAATGGCACCAAAAAGAAGACGTCGATTGGACACAGCTCACTCACCAAGCGAAAGCAGCCGGGCCCCCACGGTGGCAATCGTGGATACAAAAAACCATACCGCGGCCAAGGTAAAAAACGATGAAGTTATTAACAACATTTGTGCTGATCGGCACCGTTGATTCTAAAGATGATTTTTTTGCTACCGTAGAGATAAATATGAACCCTAAAACTCAACAAGTTGGACACGCCGTTATGCCTGTTCATGCATTTCCGTGTGAGATTGAGGAAGGTGACATTTTTTATATTTTGAAGTTGACAGGAGAAGATTTACCTGTTATTATATGCAAAGACATTCAAGGAGAAAATAAATCAAATGATGGAGAACGATGAAATGATTTACACAGCTATTTTTCAGTCTAAAACCGGCCGCGTGGTTCGCAGTCGATACACTGGCACCATGAATCGCCGCGAAGCGTGGGCTTCGGCCGCCGCGATGGGAGAGTCAAACGGCGAATGTCTCATCGCGCTGGTTCCGGGTGATCACCCCGTGCACACACACGAAAGTGTTTTTAGTGATGTGCCGAACACAGAACTTAAACACCATGATGTGTTTGAGGTTGCAGTGGAGTCAGATGAAAATGTTTATGAAATGACTTAAGCATTTAAGCATCTGTAACTCAGTGGATAGAGTATCGGCCTTCTAAGCCGAGAGTCGTAGGTTCGAATCCTACCAGATGTGCCACTTTAGGAGACAGCTTACCCGAACATAAACCAGAGTCAATCGACCGGACGTTCATTAAATAACCCCAGCACATGCGCCTATAGCTCAGGGGTTAGAGCGTTGTTCTTATAAAGCAAATGTCGCGGGTTCAAATCCCGCTAGGCGCACCATCTATAACCCACAAACAGGAGCCAAATATGGGATACCACGATCGCGATACTTTTGAGAAAAGGTGGCGTATGCCCAAGAAAGAAGATAATCAAAAGCAAAGCGAGAATCCACGTATGCAAATAATCTCGCCACAAAAAAAGCTGTACGATATTCAACAGATTCTAAACAATCTGTCAGAACAGACTGTGTTGTCAGCTAATGATCTGAAGATTAAGATTCAGGGAGTTTTAGACGGTGAGTAAATATAGAGATAGAATAAATAAACAAGTTGTCTGCGCCGATGGTTTTATGATGAGTGTGCAAGCACACAACGGAGCATACTGTTCGCCTCGCATTGATAATGCAGAAAGTTATGATGAAGTTGAGGTAGGTTTCCCATCAGAACTTGAACCACTTTTGATGCAGTGGTGTGACGATCCCCGAGACCCAACAGGCACAGTGTATGGTTACGTTCCGATACAAGTAGTGACCAACGTGATCGCCAAGCACGGGGGGATGATCGAAGGAGAGGTGCCACCGGGGATGCCAGAGTTGAGGGCATCCAGCCGATAGCCCGATCCGCGATTTTTTCCTTCGCCCAAAATTTTCCTTTCTTGACATTCGCTTGACAACCGCACGCTTGACACAGCGAGCACACTGAGGTATATTATATATATGAAGATGACAATAGTAATAGATTCTGACGACATCAACGGCATCGAAGACGCATACAAGATGGTTCGCATCATGTATACGAAGTACGTTAGTGTGGGCTCATACACATCCAAACAATCGTTTGGCAAAATCGAGTTCATTAAGATGCTGCGTAAGTTTGGAAGAATCGCTGTTGACAGCTATCAGAACGATGAAGACTTTGACTTGGAGAAAATAAGTTCTCTCAAGTTCACCAAACAATATGCCGATCAGGTATGGAGAGATAAAAATGAGTAGAATGAAGATTACCGATAACCTAAATGTTGTGCGTGCGTGGACAAACGGAAAAAATGCGCGAAACCATAGGTTTTCCCTGAAATCGATTGATGGGGCACTCTTTTCCTATGGCCTAAAGATTGGGGTTCGCACAAATACTGGTGTATGTGTTATCACCGACTATACCGCAGCCAGCAAGGGCTTCCACTCTCAGACAACTTCTTGTCATGTTAATCTTGCAAAAAGATTTGCAGATGAGGTGTTTCATCCGAAAGTTTCTGCTGCTTCGCCACTATTTAGGGAGGAGGTTCCTTTTTAATGGGTGACTTAGTTGACTTGGATGCATACCGCAAACAAAAAATCGCGGAACAAGAAGAAGAAGAACGCAAAAAGCTCGAACAAGCTGAAATAGAAGAAATCGAGTCCATGCGTTATATCCTCTCCAGTATCCTCGGTCAACTTGGAGATCCTAAAAAGACCGGTTCTCTGTTCTATGTGCCCATGTCTGACGATGATTATTTTAATCATTATCAGTTTGAATCAGGTTATAACGATGATGGCTATTATGAAAGCACATGGGAATGGGATGGTTTCGAGGAAACCTATTATCTTGAAAGGGACGATGAGGATGAGTAATACATTCAAAAGGGGAGACTTCGTTCGTGTTAATGAGTTGACGCACGAAGAATCTATACCGCGAAATCGTTTGGGTCACATTCTTGAGGAATATAAAACTATTGTTCACTACACAGATAAAAAACCTGTGCCCACAGGAATCTGGAAAGTTTTTATGACTAATGGCGAGATTTTGCGTTTCCATGAAATGTTCCTGGAGCACGCCAACTC